AAAACACTCGCAACCGGTTTAGCCGCGGGGGTGTCTGTATATTGCTTGTATCGCACGTGCCGTAGGTACTGGACCGACTATGAGTATTTGAGGACAGTGTTGACGTTCGACCTCGCAGAGAGTCCAACGCAACCATCCATCATACTCAAAGACGCATTCCAGTCTACAGCATTGCCTGATCTTAAGCCAGTCGATGGGCATACGCATGCCATCGCTGCTGCTGATAGGTCACGAGCCGCTCAATTTGCCGAGATCTTGGCCGCTAAACTAGCACTCACAACGTTTGGAGTGCAGGGTTCAGCCGCCGATGTCCGGGCAGACAAAGCGATCAGTAGGGATTGGAAATGGGGCAAAGACATGAATGTAGATCCCAGACCACCCACCGTGCCCGAGCGGTCATTGGTAGTGTACGTCGACGTTGACGAATATTACAATGACATGCCCGAACGGTTGTTAGAAGAATTCCAGGCCACGTTGTTATATACTTTCCAACCAGCTGCTGTTTCGAAGGACACGCAAGTCCCAGCTGTAGGTTATTATTACACTTTCAATTCAGCGAATGAGGTGGAATACGACGTGAATGGCGGAGGCCATTACACCCATCCAGTGTGGAACTACAGTAGCGACTGTGTGATTCTACGGAAATATTGGCTGGGCGTGCCATACCAAACTGCCACGTTCTTCATTGAACGGCGCAACACCGATGAAGATCATCAACTCGTGCTATTGGCACCTGTGTATAGGTTTGGTCTCATTGGGTCCCTCCTCGCTTGGAACTTGAACACACCCTCGTTGACACGACTCAAGCTCGTTCAACCAGATGGGGTGTCGTTGCGACTGAAAGTTACCAAGGAAGATGGATTGTACATGTCAACTGGTCGTGTGGGCGCATATTCGTGTGCCACTATACCAATTGGCATTGATGATGGTCTAGCTGCTCTCGCTCGCACTAGCACTACGTTCACCCCACACCAAATCAAGACATATGTGGGGAAGTGTGATGGTCCAACTGCAGTCACACTGTATGAGTATCACAAACGTGGCCTACCATCGGCCGCCCAACTCATATCAATTCCTGGCAGCGGCATCAACCACTACACCTTCAAACCCTTGGTGTGTGACCCAGCTCCCAAACTCTGTGGTAAAGCGTTTATGAAACCTTTGCTTGAAGAATGCTGGTGTCCTACCCAAGGGAAGGAAAACGATGAATGTATGGTGGAGGAACGGATCACAAGCGTGGCCGTTGCTGATGCTGAACCAACCCCATATGAGTTGCAAGCCATGCAGGCATTCGTGGACAGATTTGTTCCCGCGGAAGTCAGACATACGCTGCATCCTCATGACCATGATGAAGTGTCGCGCAGACAGGCTCGTCCCAGTCAGCAAAGACTTATTGCTGAAGCTGGCTTCACAGGTAGGTGGTTTCGACGGATTGTGTCGAGTTTTATGAAGAAAGAGTTCTATAAAGGCCCCAAGCCACCAAGGAACATTTCTACGATCAATCCTGTTGACAAAGTTGACTACTCATGCTTCACTTATGCCCTGGCTGAATATCTCAAGACCATGGATTGGTACGCATTTGGGAAAACCCCTGAGGCCATAGCTGCGCGTGTTGCAGCTGTGGCCCAGAGTGCACGCTCACACGTTAC